GAACTCGACTGAATTATCTGAGTGGATGAAACGTTTTTCGGACAGGGGGCTGTTTCAGGATGGATCATGCTTAGGGTATTGGTATTTGGCCTCCCCGTATTCTAAGTATCCACAGGGGCTTGTTGAGGCATTCGAGGAAGTGTGCCGGGCGGCAGCATGGTTGATAAAGCATGGAATCCCGGTTTTCTGCCCGATAGCTGAAAGCCATCCGATTGCGTTGCATGGAAAACTTGACCCGTTGGATCACGATATTTGGCTTGAAAATGATCGGCCGAAGATAGATGCTGCGGTGGGAATGGTGATCTGCAAGATGGAGACATGGGAGAGTAGCACGGGCATCCTGTGGGAGCGTGACCAGTTTCGGGATAGGAAAAAGCCGATTGTTTACCTAGAATGGCCGGAAGGGAGATTAACGAGATGAGTGAAAACATCCTGCAAGAGGCGGATCGTTTAACGACCAAGGACCGGATGGTGTCTTACGACCATCCGCTGCCGAACCACGAACGGATCGCAGATTTGTGGAATGCTTATATGCGTAACAGGCTGGGACCGGAAACTCCGCTGAATCCCAGTGACGTTTGTCACATGATGATCTTGGTCAAGATGGCACGTGACATGTTCTGTCCCAAGCGGGACAACCTGGTTGATATTGCTGGATACGCTCGTTGCATTGAGCGTATCCGTAAAAAGTTGGATGAAGAGGGAAAGATTGATGAGCATTTCATTGCTGGATAAAGCGTATAAACGCAGTGAATCCTTGGCGACGGCAAACTATGGACGTGCCGTGCAAATGAAGCAAGCCGGTGAGTTGCCGATTGTGTCTTCGATGGATGCGAGTGCTTTTGGAGGGGGGCAGAAGAAAGCGGCCGATCGAAAGCGGTATCAGTTGTTCCGAGATTGGACGTACTCTGCCGTGAATGCTGTGTGCATGAAAGCTGCGGGGCAGCCCGTCAATGTTGCTCGTCTTCAGGGAGCCAATGAACGAGATGAGGAAAGAAACAAGCCTTCTCAAATGAAGCAATGGCTTGAGCAGAAGATGCCTCCGGCGATGCGGACGAAAAACGCTGGGGTGGAAATGGAATTGTTGATCGACCATCCGTTGATCGACTTGCTGGATAATCCGAACGATGTTCAGAATAGGTGGCAGTTCGTTTATACGTTTGTCGCAAATCTGAATCTGACAGGCTGGGGTTATTTGGTAGGTGGTGAGACGAATGGGAAGATGGGCGTATGGAGTATTCCTACCACGTGGATTACCCCCATCCACAAAGATGGCAGTTTTTCCAAGTACAGATTCAAGAGGCCGGGAGAAGCCGGGGAAGGGGTGTTGCTGGATCGTGAGAACGTTGCTTTTGCACACCTCCCAGATCCAGCGAACTTGCTGGGGGCGTTGTCGCCGGCAGAAGCTCAGATGAACGCGGTGCGGATTGACGATCACATCCAGACTTCTCAGGAAGCGTTTTTTGAGAATGGAATCTTTCCGAGCATGGTTGTTACGATTGGAAAGAATGTCCTCAACGACGGAACGGAAGGTCCGAGGCCGGTACTTACTCCGGCTCAACGCAGACAGGTTATTGGGGCGATATCGAAGCAGAATCGGGGCGTTGCAAACTATGGGGGTTTGGGCATTATCGACGGATTAGTTGAGCGGTTCGATAGGTTCTCAGCTACGCAGAATGAAATGGGTTGGGAGAAGTCTGAGAAGACGGTTCGCACTAGAATCCTTTCAGCTTTTGGGGTTCATCCGTTCATACTTGGCGAGCCGATGAATGTAGGTGGGTATTCACAGGCGGTGGAAATTAAGGGCATTTTCTGTGATCGGGTAAATTCTTTCCTGGAAATGCTGAGTGGTTTGGCCAATTCTTTCATGGCTCCGATGGTGGAGCAGGGTGAGCGGCTCAAAGTGTGGTGGGAGTTGTGTATTCCTAAAGACCCTTCTATAGAAGCGGTGGATTGGAGAGAGGCCGCTAAACGGGGGGATGTTACTCGCAACGAGACACGGGCCAGATTGGGGTTGCCACCAGATGAAGCAGCGGCAGATCGTGCTGCTTTGTTGAGTACAGTTGGTGGTATGACTGGTGCAGTTCAAGTTCTTACTGCCATGGGAAACGGTTTCATTACTCCGGAAATAGCAGCTTGGTTGCTTTCATTGTTCTTCGAGATTCCAATAGAGGCCGTGACAGAAGCCCTTGCTTCGTCTGAAAATCAGGTAGTTGGTGAGGTGATCGAAACACTACAAGCAGCCGTCCGTGAAATCGGTTCCCCGATCAGGGTTGATTTGGATCACACTGGAATGGACAAGATGCTGGTGGAGGTGCTGGCTGTTGCGGAGGAAGCCAAGCAGAAGGCTTTGACGGTGGAGGGAAGTGTTGCAGAGGACAACAAGGAAAAGGCTGCAAAGGGCGTAGTGGATGCGACGAAAGCCATTTCTGATAGTGTTTCGTCTTGTGTGGAGAAGGCGGTCGGAAAATTCGAGTTGGCGATGGCCCGTCAGGGGACCGAGGAGGCCCGTGCGGAGACTCTGCGTGAGGTACTATCTGAGATGAGCAAGGGGATCGGAGAGAGCCTGGAGACGATTCAGAAGGCTTCTGAGCAGCCGGTCATCGTGACCGTCGAGAATCTGGTAGAACCTGCTGCGGTGAATGTGGTGAACGAAGTGAAGACCCCTGCTGTTAATGTAGAGAATATCGTTGAGGCTCCGGAGGTGTTTGTGGAGAATCAAGTTGAGACTCCGAAGGTGACAGTGAACGTGGAGCCGGACGTAACAGTGGTGAATGAAGTGAGTACCCCCATTGTGAAGGTGGAGGCTCCGAAGGTGTCCGTGACGCCGGAGATAACGGTGGAGGGACCGACCATCGAAGTACAGCCGGCGGAGACGAAGGTAGTGATTGAGAAATGTGATCCTCCTACCCACGCCACGATCATCCATCAGGGCGGTAGTCGGTCAGAAGTGGAGTTGAAGAAATAGAGGAGACTGGCAAAATGGCAAATACCGATGACATTGTGGAGATGCCCTGTCCGTTTTGTAAATGGCTAAGTCTTGCAGTGAAACGAACGTTCAATTTCTATTTTGATTGCTTGGTCTGTGGTCGTGCTGGCCGGTACAACAAGAGTAGCGACACGACTGAGGAAGAGATTTGTGAACTGCCTAATTTTAAGTGGTGGATGTGGGGGAAGAAATGATTCAAGGAATCGTCTACCTCTTGAATGGTCTGAAGGTGGCCGAACGGTTGGCTGTGTCGATCTTTACTCTCCGTGAGCATTGGGATGGCAGCATAACGATCTTGGTCCGTACAAAAGAAGATGGAGAGGTGGCCAGGAAGATCGCTGACAGTCTATCGTGCCAGGTTCTGCGGATCGGGGAGTTGGATAAAAGACCGATGCTGTCGAAGACGCAGATTCCGGAGTTCACCCCATACGAAGATACTCTTTTCTTGGATGCTGATACAGTTGTTGTTGGGCCGATAGATGAGATGTTCGGTTATCCCCTGACCCTCACCCGATATGCTTTGTGGCAGAGCAACAAGCGGCTGACAGCCAAGTGGATAGGGAGATGGAAAACGTATCTATGTGACATGAATGACTTGGGTGTTTCTGATTATATTGAAATGGCCAACATACAACTGGACAACCCATGCCCGGCAATCAACACGGGGGTGTTTGCTTTCAGACGGGACAATGCCAACTTGGAGATATGGAAGCAGCTTGCACAGTTGTGGCCGACAGCGTGGGCAGTGGATCAATTGTCCATGCAGATTTTGACTAGTGCGATCCCGCACCGGATGATGGATGATCGGTTCAACAACGGTGCTACACATGGACATGAGACAGTTGATATTCGGTTGATACATTGGCACGGCAGCAAGCATTGTGGCAAGAGGGAGAGTGCAGATGTTTGGCGGGGGCATTTTTTGAGAGCGATGGAAGCAAACGTAGGCGGGCTGAAGGAATGGGCAGGGCAGTATGACAAACGTGTCCGTGCTTGGCTTGAGGAGAAACGGTAATGCCACTCACTACTGTACAAATTTTGGGTGCCGATGGGGGGACCCAGCAAGCAGTTGGGGATGTTATCGGGGGGCGGTTCTACCCACTTTACAAGGCAGCGTTCGGAGCAGAGAACGCAGTGACGTTCGTTGATGTGGCAAACCCCTTTCCGGTGTCGGCCGTGCAAGCGGGTGCATGGAACATCAACAACATCGGCGGAGCAATCAGCCTGCCGACTGGGGCTTCTTTGGAGGCGTTGCAACAGCAAGCTGATTTGGATACGGGGGCGGAGGAAGACAATTGGAGGGTAACTGGATTGCTGTCTGCCGAGGATGGTGGGGCGGTGTTGGCTGGTTCGGCAAACCCGTTTCCGGTGGGAGTCTACAACGGAGCGGGGATTATCGCTGCTGCCAACCCGTTGTCGGTTCAGATCGACGGGAATACACGGGATGGTATGACCAACGCGATGGTGACTATAGATTATGGCCACCATGAAGTTCACGGGGGAACCAGTTTCAAGGTCGACAATCACAAACCGGTTTACACTGTGGGGGTTCCTGCATACTTTCTGAAAGAGGAAACGATAAACATCTGCTTCCACACGCCGGCTGGGGCAAGATTGGCTCACATGTTGGCATTGGTTGACAGTTCCAAAATAGCTTTCTTTCGCATTTTGCGTGATGTGACGATTACGAACGGGACGGGGACGGATTTGACTCCGAACAACCGAGATGAGGGATCGGTAACAGAAAGCGTATTGGATAACGCACAAGCCGCTCCAACCGTGAATCGTGTGAGAATGAATGCGGCATATACAGGAGGAACGGTTGTTCATTCGGAGGTGATTGGGGAGGGGAAGGCAAAGGGAAGTTCTGCGTCTGCCGTTCGGGATTTGTCTGAGTACATCCGGGCTCCTGATACGAACTATGCATTGGAGTTGGACCGGCCGAACGTGGCGGGGGATGGATTGGCGAACATAGAGTTGAGCTGGTA